ATGATGGCGGCAACCGTCTAATGATTTGCAAGGTAAATCCTCGCGATGTTGTTAGCGTCCCTTCTGACAGTAAGTTCCAAAAGCTTCGTTGCTGCCGATACGAAGTCGTTGCCGAATTCGATAGCATCTTCGATAAGGTCGTGCATATGACCAGCGATGATATTGACCACGTTCAACGTCAGAAGCGTAATCGTGAGTGGATTGTTGAAGTCACCGCCAAGATGGAGAGAATCAATAAGGTGCTTTCCAAGAAACTTGAAACTGTAAGTGTGTGAGTGTGTGTGTTGAAGCCGATAGGGGAAGAAATTCCCCTGTCGGTTTTTTCATGGAGTTATAAATGAACATAAATAATGACACAAAACTAGATTTCGATGATGTCTTACTCGTTCCACAGCGATCCCGAGCCGCATCACGGTCCTTGGTTGACTTAAAAAGAACGTTTAAGTTTTTCCATTCTTCTCTTGAGTGGAGCGGCATTCCAATAATGTCAGCCAATATGGATACAACTGGCACTTTTCAAATGGCCGAATCATTGTCTAAGAGAGATTGTATAACGTGCTTACATAAGCACCACGATGTAAGCGATTACATTTTAAATATGCAAAATCTTAACACATTTTGGTATAGCATGGGAATTAGTGATGATGAAATCACAAAACTCAAGAAACTTGTTGATTCTATTGAAGCAGTCCCCAATATATGCATTGATGTTGCAAACGGATATACCGATCAATTTGTAGATCACTGTGCAATGATAAGAGAAAAATTTGGGGCTAGAACAATTATAATGGCTGGCAATGTATGCACTCCAGAAATGGTTCATGAATTAATTTTACACGGCGGCGTTGATATTGTTAAGGTTGGAATAGGACCGGGATCGGCATGTACGACGAGACTAAAGACAGGAGTGGGATATCCTCAACTTTCTGCAATAGATGAATGCTCTCATGCTGCACATGGTTTAAAAGCTAAAGATAAGCACCTAGGTAGAATTTGTGCAGATGGCGGTTGCAGAACTCCCTCCGATGTTGCAAAAGCCTTTGCTGCTGGAGCGGATTTTGTCATGCTTGGTGGTATGCTTGCTGGAACAGAACAATGCGAGGGCGATTGGACTTGGACCAGTGAAGGTCGCGTTTTAAAGTTCTACGGCATGAGTTCTCACGAAGCACAAGAAAAGTATGGTGGAATTAAAAACTACCGTGCAAGTGAAGGTAGAGTAAAATCTATTCCATATAAAGGTGATGCAATTGATGTAATAGATGATATATTAGGAGGACTACGTAGTACCTGTGCATATCTTGGTGCAGATAGTCTAAAAGATTTGCCTAAATGTGCAGAGTTTATTCGCGTAAATAGAGTACATTTTGATAAGAGCGTATGATTTTATGAATCTGCAAAACTTCAAATGGGATATAAGATTCTTAGACTTAGCCAAATTAGTATCAACTTGGTCAAAAGACCCATCAACTAAAATTGGTGCTGTAATAACGGATCGTGATAATAAGATTGTATCATTAGGGTACAATGGATTTCCTAAAAAATTAGCAGATGATGATAGGCTCAATGATAGAGAAACAAAATACAAAATAATAATTCATGGAGAAATGAATGCAATATTATCTGCAAGTAGATCTCTTGATGAATGTACTTTATATACCTATCCATTTATGCCATGCCCGCGTTGTGCTTCCATGGTAATACAAACAGGAATAAGTCGTATAGTTTCATATAAGAACACTAATGAAAGATGGGCAGAAGAATTCAAGTTGTCGCTTGATTTGTTTAAAGAATCAAACATAGAATATACGGAATATGTAAATGACTGTTGACAAAAAGCTAAAAGATACTATTAACTTAATAGAGGAATGTATGCATTCCAACAAGATAGAATTCTTGGCTAATTTAATTATCAAACTAGAAAACGAATACATAGATATAGCTAGAGTTGCTACAGACGATAATTATAAGCCTAATTGGACCCATACTGAGGTATTAGATTACCTGACTTACGAACAAAGACCGTAATGTTTTTTTGATTGCACAAGACTATAATATGGTAAATGAAGGAGGAAATATGACAGTTATTGACATGGCTAAAGCACATCTTCAGAATGTAGTTCAACGAATTGAAGATTTGACTAAGCAGCAGGCTCTTATTCAAAAAGAAATTGAACAGTTAAAAGTCTATGTAGACAGTGGCGTAAAAGATATACAAACATTCGAAAGCAAAACGAGCGAAGGAGATTGAAAATGAATTATAGTGAATTTCTAGGTAAGCTATCTAATATTGCTAGTTCTTATCACTGGGGCGTAGATGACAATAAAGTAACAGCAACTATTCAGAGTGGTTACTACAAGGGTTTTACACTAAATCCTATTACAGCACTAGCCCATAAGTCTGGATTTGGTTTCTTCTATAATAATAGAGAAGATACTGAATTTGCTGCTAGGCTACTTGGTATTCCACGCACCTTTGCTAGAAATGTATATAGTGCTACTCTAGCATCTCACAATCGTGGAAATACGCAAGTTCTAAGAGGAAAAATTCGTTCAGCACTGGAGGTATGATAGTATGAATATTAATACTTGGCTTGGTTGCGGTAGATTAACGAAGGATGCAGAAATTAGCACTACCCAAAAGGGTACTTCTATGGCGAAGTTTCGCATGGCTGTTAATGATCGCAGAAATGAAGAAACTCTTTTTTTGAATATCCTATGCTTTGGAAAGATGGCTGAAGCTCTAAAGGATCACTTAAAGAAGGGTAGACTAGTTGGCGTTCAAGGAAAGTTAAAGATAGATGATTATCAAGATAAGGATGGTAATCAGAAGAATTCAATCTGCGTAATGGCAGATGAAATTTCTTTAGGACCATCTGGAACTGTAGGGCAAGACTCTAAAGAGTGAAGTCTGTCTCTAGTCTAGTCTCAAAGTGGCCCGTCGCCTTGTGCTGCGGGCCATTTTTTTTAATGTTTCGGCCTTGACTGTGACGATAAGTATGGTACAATGTCATTGAGGTCAACCATGAATCCACAACCAGATCCTATAATCGGCCACATATTTGCAGCTATGTTTATTATTGCAATCGTTTTCTATGCAGTCAAGGCTGCTAAAGAGAACAAGGTTGTACGTTTTGATGATAATTTTGTAATTGGATATGTTGAGTCAAGCCCCATTGTGATTAATGAAGTTCATCATAACCATAAAACCGTTAAGACAATAGAAAAGAAGACCAAGACCAGAACCAAAATTAAGAAAGTTGTTGACGTTGAAAGCCAGCAATTGTATGCTGATTGTGTTGATGCACTGGTTGCACTTGGAATGAAAAAGCGTCAAGCACAAAACCAAGCTACATTTGTGTTCTCAACAACTCACCCCCGACCAAAGACTATACAAGAATTTTTGATGATAGCACTAAAATTACCATGAATATAATAGATCAATCACTAGAGATAGCATTAAGTTTGTTACCAGAAGCTAAAGAAGAAAGACAAACTAAAAACAAATTTTTTCACTTTGCTTTTGCTTATAAGCGTAATAAGTTATTGGCCATAGGTCAAAACAATCCAGAAAAAACTCATACAAAAGCTCTAATATTGGCAAAAAGATTTAATATCAATCTTCAGCATCCTCATTTTCATGCAGAAACAGATTTAATATCCCGATTATGGGGAAAATACTATATAGATAGTAGCCTAAAAATGGTGATACTTAGATTGAACAAGCGTGGAGAGTTAAGATGCAGTAAGCCGTGCGGTAAATGCGATACAATTATACAATCCCTTGGCATAAATAAAATATGGTGGAGTATAGACAATGGCTTCAATGAATAATCTGAATGGAATGAGAACTTATCTTGTTGGGGCAATGGATAGGGTGCCTGACGGTGGGACTACATGGAGAAAAAGAATAACTGGAATCTTACAAAAGATGGGAATAGTTGTCATAGATCCATGTGATAAACCAATTGATGGAGTAGTAGAGGATGAAGGAACTAGACATTGGATTGAATACTATAAAGAAACAGAACAATATGACAAGATCAAAGAAAAATTCTCTGTTATACGTAGTGCTGATTTGAGATGTGTAGATATTTCAGATTTTATTATTGCCCACATAGATTTAGATATACATGCCTGTGGTACATACGAAGAAATAGTAACTGCTAATAGGCAAAAAAAACCAATACTCGTATGGTGCCAGCAAGGCAAAAAGAATGCACCTAATTGGTTGTTTTTTATGCTTCCGCACGAACATATCTTTGGATCTCTTGGCGAAATTATAAACTATCTAGATCATGTCAATCAAGAAGGCGATGTCATAAAACTAAAAAGATGGTTTTTTTTCAAATACAATAAATAGGATAACATATGAATATCAATGTGATCGCCCCAATAAATCAGCTTGGTTACGGAATAACTGGGTTGAATGTCGTAAAAGAACTTAGTCATAAAAACAATATATCTTTATTTATGATAGGTCAACCGCAAGTTACAAATCAAGAAGATGCTGATATTATTTCTAAGTGCATACAAAATTCGCATTTTTTTGATGTTAATGCTCCATGTATAAAGATATGGCATCAGCATGATATGGCTCAATTTGCCGGTAGAGGAAAGAGAATAGGTTTTCCGATTTTTGAACTTGACAAGTTTAATGATCTTGAAAAACATCAACTTAAATCATTAGATACAATCTTCGTATGCTCAGAATGGGCTAAAGAGGTAATACATCATAATATTAAATCAATTGCTAAGAACAATGTCAAAGTCATTCCATTAGGAGTCGATACTTCGATATTTAAGCCATCACATGTGCCAGATAACAGCACAACAAAATTCTTCAATTGTGGCAAGTGGGAAATCAGAAAAGGTCACGACTTAATAGTAAACATTTTTAATGATTCTTTTGACGAGAGCGACAATGTAGAATTGTATATGATGTGCGACAATCCATTTTGTAGCGAATCAGAACAATCAGAGTGGATAAATCTATACAAGAAGTCTAAATTAGGTAGCAAAATTCATATTATTCCTAGACAAAACACGCAAAATGAAGTGTATAATATTATGTCGCAAATGCATTGTGGCGTATTCTTAGCTAGAGCAGAAGGTTGGAATCTAGAGCTATTAGAAATGATGGCTTGTGGAAAACATGTAATAACTACTAATTACTCAGCACATACTGAATTCTGCAATGAAAGCAATTCTTTATTGATACCTATCAGTAAAACTGAGACAGCCTATGATGGAAAGTGGTTCCATGGTCAGGGAAATTGGGCATATATTGATGATAACGCAAAAGGTCATGCTATACAGCATATGAAGCAAATTCACTCTCTTAATAAAAATGGTCAACTGCTATCAAATGATGCTGGCATAAAGACCGCCAACACTTTCAGTTGGAGCAATACAGGAAGGAAGATATTAGATGTTATTTGATTTTTTGACGAGCAAGAAAACCAAAAATGATTCTAATGATGATAATAGCGAGACACTTGCTAAAGTCAGCTACATAATAAATAAAAGTTCAGAATCTATCATAGTTGATGTAGAACTAAGTGAGTATACTGATGAATGTATACAATCTCTATGTGAGATAATTGATATCTTATCTAGTGAAAAGTCTATTTTAGATACAGTAGATATAATTAAAAATGCAATGGTATCAGATGGAAAACAAGATAGTTTAGTTAAATTCTTTACTTACTTAGATATAGAGACAAAAACAAAATTGCTTAATATAAACACAAAAGACGATGAGCCATGCATAAAACCATCGGAAGTTTTTCTAAAATAGGAGCAATATATGTCAAAACTTACTAAAGTAATAGGATGGCAAAAGTACGAAGATTATATTGAAAAACAACTATCATGCCCAATGTTGCAAAACATACTACAAAATATGTTTGAATCAGATGAAGGTTTGATTGATGATGAGTTAGATGATGATAATGATGACGATGATGATGAATCATATTCAGAGGGTGATGACAAAAAAAGTCCACTTTCATCTTTAATGCAGAAAATGTTGCCACTTACACCACAAGTAATAGATGACATATCCATGCTAGCAAACTTTGATTGTTGGATAGGTCACACTAATTTTGATATTACTCCAAGTATACGTGATCAACTTAATAAAATAGAGGGAATAGAAGTTCTAAAAATCTTCAGTAGATATAGATTTTTTGTTGGTATAGGACAAATGTTTGATTTTCAAAACGTAAGATATGATATTGAAAGCAAAATAATAAAAGGAGAAATTGATGAATAATTTGAATGACGATATTGCACAGGCTTTAAAAGATGAAAACATACTTAAAATAATGAATAAAGCATCAAAAAGATTTAAGAATCAACTTGATCCAGATGTTATAAAGACATGTCAATTAAACGCTCTGTGGAAAACCTTTTTGAACCATGATGAATCGAAGGGTGCAAAGTTTACAACATATTTGTTCAAAGGCGTATTCATAGAGTGCATGAAAGAAATCAAGTTTGTAAACAAAAATAGATGCCATAGTAAACTCCATAATAATATAGCTTCTAATATAAATTCATTTATATACACTGATCTCATGGATGAATTTCCAAATGAAAATGATCAAAATTTAATAAATGACAGACTGAGCAAGATGACAATATCAGAAATAGCATCAAAATATGGAAAAAATAGAGAAAGTGTTAGACGCAAAATAAATAAATTGGCAAATGACATAAAAGACAAATTTTGCTAAATGTGTATATATATACATAGGAATTGGACTTTAACGGATGCGGATATGAAAATATTTGTAATTTAATTACTATTCAAAAAGGAGAATAATATGGCATCCACAAAAGCTAATAATAGCAATCCATACAGAAATGACGGCGGCGTTGTTTTACAGGCTGGCGATGTGTCTGAAAATCTAACAGATTTAACCCTAAGAACTAATTTAGGCACAAATCCAGAGTATGGTACTAAAGTGGTGCAGGATACACCATCCGCACCGCTAAATTATACAGATCCTAACGGTGTTACAAAAGCAAAGAGTGCTGGCACATTTGCTTATACTCCACCTGCCGGTAGTGAATTTTTATTAATGGCCGCTGGTGATACCAACGCTGGTAAAATCAACGGTTCAGCTTCAACTCTTTTAACCATTCCCGGTGGTGCTACAGAGGCTGTAATTAATAAGAATCTAAAGACTACTCAAGTTGGCACTTATGCTACTAAGGAGTTCAATGTTCTTGCTGTGCCATCTAGCGGTAATTTCCCCGGTCTTACCAGAGGCACTGGTGCTGGTACTGCTGTTACTTACGTTGCTACAAGTGGTAATTATCCAGCTGTAGATGACGCTGCATCAACAAGTAGAGCAGTACCCGGTGAATTAACTTACAGGTTTGGAGCAGCACTACCAACACGCAATGTTGCCTACAAGGCTAAAGATAGCAACGAATAATTATTGTCATTCGTTTTTATGGATAAGTGCCTCTTGGAAACTTGAGGCACTTTATCCTATCTTTCAACTTGGAGGTAACAATGCTAGACATAAAAGATCCACAAAATATACCACTACTATGTAGTATTTTTGGTGCAATAGGAACTTTTTTTAGTCTGGCTTGGGTCAAAGTAATAAAGCCAACTCTAAAATTTGTCAAAGGACAAGAAGAAATAACAAAGTCTATAGAGACTATTAGAAAAGAGTTAACGACAAATGGTGGCAACAGTTTAAAAGATACTGTGATAGATCTTCGCTCTACTATCAATAGGATGGAAAAACGCCAAAAGATAATAGAACAAAGAACTAAAGCAGCATTACATTACAATGATGTTGCTCTGTTTGAGATAGATGACAGTGGAAGGCTCACATGGACTAATAATAATTTTTACGAATTAACACAAGATGTAATCACCAGTGTAGATGGTTATGATTGGTTGAATTATGTACAAGAAGATCAAAGAGAAGAAGTATTTGATGAACTAAAATCCTGTTTAGAGATGAACAGAAAACTTGCCAAAACAGTACAAACAGTAGACGGAAAAACGGTTAAGTTAATCGGATTTCCGTATAGGATAAACGAAAAAGAGCATGGAGGATTTTTAGTCAGTATTTCAACACTCAAGGAGATATAACAATGTCAGAAGTAAAATATGGTTCTGGTCCTTTTGCTTTAAATAGCACAGATCTAATTTCCGTTGGTAAGAATGCTTTATTAGTAGGTTTAGCTGCCGTATTAACATACGTTGGCGAAAATCTAGCAAAAGTAGATCTTGGCAATATGTCAGCTTTAGTGGTCCCAGTTGTCGTAGTAGTTATTAACACTATTGTCAAATGGGCTAAGGATAATTCAAAGTAATATGTTTAAAGCACCAAAAGATTTGTTAAAAGCCTATAAAGAAGGCTTTGTAGGATCATATTGTGACCCAAAAGAACTAGATAAACTTTTGGGGAAGCTTCCTCACCCTTTGTTTGGTGTGGCGGCTTATGACTTGTATGGTAGCGGCAAAGGTAAACTAGCCTTACCATTTAAAAATTTACTAAAGTTTGATCCATCTTTTGGTCCTTCTGAAAGACAACTCCAAGGAGATTGTGTTTCACATGCTACGCGAAATGCCGTAGATATCACAAGAAGCTGTGAAATTATAGGTGGACAACGAGAAGACTTTGTTGCCCGTGGTGCCACGGAAGGCATCTACGGTTCCCGTGGTCATGGTGGAGAAGGAATGACCTGTGCAGGTGCGGCCAAGTTCGTAAATGAAACTGGCGGAATATTACTTCGTCAAAAGTATGGAGAATACGATCTATCTCAATATAGTGCTGTCGGAGGAAAATGGGGCAGAACTGGCGTACCACAAGAACTAGTACATTCTGCGAAGAAACATCAAGTACAAACCATAAGTCTTATTAACACAGTAGATCAAGCCAGAGATGCATTAGCTAATGGTTATTCTATTAGCGTATGCTCTATGTCTGGATTTAGCTCTAGAAGAGATAAAAATGGTATAGCAGCAAGGTCTGGTTCTTGGGCGCACGCGATGGCTTGGATAGGTATGGACGATACCCATGAAATATATAACGAAACATTATTCTTAGTCCAAAATTCTTGGGGCGGATGGAATAACGGAGAAAAACGTTTAGATCAACCTGACGGCAGTTTCTGGATTAGAGAAAGAGATGCGGCAGAAATGTTAGCATCAAATGGATCTTGGGTTTTTAGCGATGTAGATGGTTTCCCACCAAGAAAAGTAACTTGGACACTCAAAGATCAATTTTAACAAAAACGGAGCAATACAATGGCAGTAACAACAACAGATGTAGTAACAAGTGCAACAGCGTCGTTTGACAATATAAAGAACGGTTCTGCGGTCGTATATTGCTGGAGAGGCGCTCCAGTGGCTGGCAGTGGTAGTTATCAAGCACTAGTTAGTCCATTTGAGTACGAGAAAACATACTCATACACAGCTAATGAAACTAGATTAACAAATAGATTTGATGATGTAGCATACTACTTTGACAAAAATGCATAAAATGAAAAATTATATAGCATTAGTAATTTGTATGTTTCTTGCTGGATGTACTCAGCCAATATTTTGTGTCAATCCAGAAGATATAACAAATATGTACTCTTCTTATGTAACGGAGTGGCAAGAACAGTGCAAAACTGCATTCAATAGTGCAGAAAAAGAAGTATTTAAGTCTGATCCATCTCCAAAACCCGTGGTGGATACAGATCCAGATCCAGCAAAGTGCATTTGCAAGGGAACTGGAATAATTGTACAGGGCGACGGTCATAAGACCGTATGCCCATATCATTCAAAGACCACTAACGTGAGGTAACAATGTATACTAATCTGAGTATTTGGTTTTTAGTAGTAGGTGTGCTTATATTAGCATCTAATCTAATTGACGTACCATATTTAATCTCAAAGCTGTTTGCTAAATCTAAAGCAAAAGTAGAAATTATAGAGACTGTAAAAAAAGAAGAAGGATTTTTAGAAATAGTCAGTCTATGGTATCAACTCAAAAGCAAATGCGATCAATATGATTTGAAAGTTGCGTCTGATAAACTTGATGAAGTATTTCCTTTATTGAATAAGGTCATAGAAGAGGATACAAATGCAAAAGTTTCTTAATGTCAAAAATATAATTGCTTTAGTATTAATTGGTATAGGTCTAACAATGCAGTTAGGCCCATTGCTCCCAAACATTTCTCCTAAACCGGATGTAGCAATACTAAATATAGATAAGCCAAATGAAAGAATTTTAACCTTAGTTCAATCAACGTCTGATCTTATAACAGACCCGACTGATAGGGCTAAGATGGCAATATATAGCCAAGAATTTGCTACTAGAGTAAAAAATTATGATGCTCAATTACAGCAAGTCAATGATGTTTTATCTCTATCCGCTAAAGAATTTTTTAATGGCGCAATGTCGGATAAGTATTCTGGACTAGATGATAAAATTATCAATCTAATTACATCTGCTTGCGGTGGAGATGACAATCATAAGTTAACCGAAGTAGAAAAAGTTGAATTATCAGAAGTATTTATGGGCCTAGCTTGGGCTTTAATACAAAGAAAGTAGACAATGGCTATACCGATTTCTCAAATAAAACAAATTGTTGACTTTATATTCTCTAAGAATGGTTATGACATCAAAAATGTAAATATAAGCTTTCCCCAACCTCTTGACATAAAGATTGTAAAAGATACATCTGAAAACATCATTTTGTCATTTACCGAATCTTTGCCAAAAGTAACTTGGAAAAAATTTATTAAGCTTAGTGCATATGTACAGGGCTTGACTTTGGGCAAAGTAGGTGGTACACTTAAGTTAAAGTACCTTCCAGACATAAACTTTACTTATGATGACAATTCTGAGATGCTATTTGGTAGTTCATTAAATTTTAGCGACATCGAATCACAGATCAACTCTGAGTATCCAGATGAAGAAAGAAACTTTTTGGCTAAAAAGTGTTTGCACTACGCTGGCGAATGGGCTACAATAGCTAACCAAGGCGGAATGGATTTTTCTAATTGTGACAAGTATACAAGAAGGCAGCTAAAAAGAGACTGCAAAGATTTCGTAATATCCAATATAAAAGAAGACGAAGAAGTTCGTCACGGATCTGTATTTTTGACATTCTTGCTTTTGTATGTTGTATTGCCTGTCATATTAAAGTTCATACTTGAAAGACTCTTCAAAAAGCTATTTAACGAATAATTGACGATTGACAAAAGAAAGGGTAGATAATGCGCGTTCAAAAAAGGAACGGGAGTTTTGAGGTATATACAGTTGAAAAGATTCACAAGGTTGTAGAGTGGGCAATCAAAGATATTGCAAATGTTTCGTGGTCAGACATAGAGATGAATGCCAACCTTTCTCTAAGAGATGGCATAACTACCCAAGAAATTCATCAAATACTTATTAAGTCTGCGAATGATTTGACTTCACCTAGCAAGCCAAACTATCAATATGTGGCATCTAGGCTACTCAATATGTCTTTAAGAAAAGACCTTTGGGAAAAACATGACTCACCACCAAGTCTATTTTCTCATATATCTAATAATATTGAAGCTGGCGTATATGATGCTGATATTTTATCTAAATGGTCAAAAGATCAGATTAATCACATAGAAAAATTTATTGATCACGACAGAGATTATCTATTCACATACGCTGGCTTGCAGCAGATGATAGACAAGTATCTGATTAAAAATCGACTAACGAGCGAAATGTATGAAACTCCCCAGTTTGCATACATGTGCATTGCTATGTCTCTATTTGACACTGTGGACGAGGTAGAAGAGGCATATGAATGCTTCTCAACCTTCAAGATAAATCTTCCTACACCAATAATGGCCGGTGTGAGGACTAAAATTAAACAATTTGCAAGCTGTGTTTTAGTAGACGTAGAAGACGATCTTGATTCCATATTCTCTAGCGTACACGCAGTTGGTAAATATACAGCAAGAAGAGCCGGTATAGGATTAAATATTGGCAGAATTAGACCAATTAATTCAAGCATTAGGGGCGGTGAAGTAGTCCACACTGGCTTAATACCATATCTCAAAGTTTTTGAGTCTGCCGTAAAGGCTACAAGTCAAAATGGAATTCGCGGCGGTTCTGCAACTGTGCATATTCCATTTTGGCACTATGAAATTGAAGATATTATGGTACTAAAGAATAACGCCGGAACTGACGATAACAGAGTAAGAAAACTAGATTACTCAGTGCAGTTCAATAAACTATTTTATGAGCGTTTAATTAAGAATGAAGATATTACGCTTATGAGTCCACATGAAACTGGCGGATTATATTCAGCCATGAACAACAATGAAGACTTCAAAAAGCTATATGAGAAGTACGAAAATGCTCGCTATATCAAGATGAAGAAAAAGATTAGTGCCAGAAAGTTAGCAGAAATTTTCACAAAAGAAAGATTAGAAACTGGTCGTATTTATGTAATGAATATTGATAATGCCAATGAGCATGGATCATGGGACGCACCAGTTTATATGAGCAATCTTTGCCAAGAAATTATTCATCCAACTAAACCAATATCATCCATAGATGATAAAGAAGGTGAGATTGGTATTTGTATTCTATCAGCATTAAATCTATTTGAAATAGAAGATGAAAAAGATCTACAAAAAGCCTGTTCAATTGCTGTGAAATCATTAGAATCTATTATAGACTATCAAGATTATCCAGTTGAGGCTGGAAAAAACTTCACTAAAAATAGAAGATCTCTTGGTATTGGTATAACAAATTTTGCCGCATTCTTAGCAAAGAACAAATTGAAGTATGAGGATAAGGAGACTCTTAAACTAGTCCATGAAACTATGGAGCAAATTCAGTGGCATTTGCTAAATGAGTCATGCAAGTTAGCAGAAAAGTTTGGACCATGTTCTAAATTCGATGAGACAAAATATTCTAGAGGATTATTACCAATAGATTGGTACAAAAAAACAGTTGACGAACTTGCTGCTCCAGAGTATACTATGGATTGGGAAGGTCTGCGATCCAGAATAGCAAAGTTTGGCCTTAGACATTCAACCGTTACAGCAATCATGCCATGTGAATCATCTAGTGTAATACAAAACAGTACAAACGGCATTGAGCCAGTTCGTAATCTTATGTCTTACAAAAAGGCAAAAAATGGAGTTCTAAAACAGTTAGTTCCAAATTATGCCTCAAGAAAAAATTATTACAGCTTGGCTTGGGAAATGGAAAGTAATAAGGCCATTTTAAATATTTGTGCCGTACTTCAAAAATTTGTTGACATGAGCATTAGTGTTAATTTGTACTACAATTATGCCCATTATCCAGACGGCAATATACCCTTGAGTATCTTAATAAAAGATCAAATTTACGGGTATAAATATGGTGTAAAGAACTTTTATTACTGTAATACCCCTGACGGTGACGGTGCAACAGAAAAAGAAACCAATTGTGAATCGGGGGCTTGTGCTATATGAAAACAATATTGAATAAACACAATGTAGATTATCTGTCTCAGCCATTATTCCTTGGCGAAGATCTATCACTACAAAGATACGATAAGTTTAAGTACCCCGTATTCTTTGATCTATATAAGAAACAGATAGAATTCTTCTGGAGGCCAGAAGAAATAGAATTAAAGAAAGACAGAAATGACTTCAAAAATGACGATATAATGTCAGCAAATGAGAAGTTCATCTTTACGTCTAACTTAAAGTATCAGACTATGATGGACAGTGTTATTTGCAGAGGCGTCCCTACATTAACTCAATACGTTTCTAATCCAGAGCTAGAAGCCTGCATGAACGTTTGGCAGTTTTTTGAACAAATCCATAGCTATAGCTATACATATATTATTAAGAATGTATACAACAATCCTAGTGAAATACTAGACAGTTGTTTAACAGACAAAGAAATATTAAAACGGGCCAATGTAGCCATTAAAGAATACAACGCTCTGAGAGAAATAGGACATTCCGGCAAGCTTAAAGATATAAAAAAGCAGATTTACCTAACTCTCATAAGCGTCAATATACTTGAAGCAGTAAGATTTTATGTATCATTTATTTGTGCATTTGCTTTTGCTGAGAACAAGAAGATGATCGGTAATGCCGATATTATTAAACTTATCAAGCGTGATGAGGCTCTGCATCTTTACAATACTCAAGAAATAATTAAGATTTTGAGAACTAATCCGGATGAAGGATTTATTAAAATTGCAGAAGAATGCGAAGAAGAAGCCATACAAATGTTTGAATCGGCGGCGAATGAAGAAAAAGCATGGTCAGAGTATCTATTCAAAGATGGATCAATTATAGGTCTTAATGAAAAGGTAATGGCAGAATATATAGATTGGCTGTGCATGAGTCGTAGAAAGAATATTGGGCTACAATATGATAAAGGGTGCAGAAATCCAATTTCTGGATGGACTGATCCTTGGATGAACAGTGAATCTGTACAAGTAGCACCACAGGAACACGAAATTACATCATACAAAATTGGTGCCAGTAAAAACGATCTTGAAGAAACAGATTTTGGAGGAATTGATATATGAACCTTGTAAGAGTTCAACTATTAAATGATAGAGCAAATGTTCCAACTAAGGCAAACATTAACGATGCTGGTTTTGATTTATACTCAAGCGTTGATACCATCATCCCATCAAAACAACGCAAGACTGTCAGTACTGGGATAGCACTACAAATGCCAGAACATTTTGCTGGTTTAATTTGGCCTAGATCGGGTCTATCTGTTAAACGTGGCATAGATGTTTTAGCTGGAGTTGTAGATAGTGGATATAGAGGAGAAATAATGGTTTGTTTATACAACACTTCAGATGAACATGTTAGTATACAAACCGGGGATAGAATCGCTCAGATTATATTCCAAGAGGTTCCTCGCGTAATTATGGAGGTCCATGAATCGTTAGGTTCCTCGCAACGGGGAGACAACGGCTTTGGCAGCAGCGGCACATAACAATTCGAAAAAAAATAAAAAATCCAAACAAGAGCCTAAACAAAATGTCTTAGTGGCAAAAACAGAAAATCAAAAAGATTATATTAGATCTATCATTGAAAATGATATCATATTTTGTACAGGTCCATCTGGAACTGGCAAATCTTTCATTGCCGCAGGTGTTGCTGCGGAGCATCTGCTAAAAGATAAGATTGATACTATAATAGTAACAAGACCATTGGTTTGTACAGGAAAAGACATAGGTTCATTACCCGGAGAGCTAGGAGAAAAAATTAAGCCATATTTACAACCAATGGAAGAAAATTTAAAGTATTTTCTTGGTAGAGATAAGTTTGGTTTATATTACAATACTCGTAGAATTAGATTTGAACCGCTGGAAACTATGAGAGGATCTACTTTTCACAATTCATACATGATTTTAGATGAAGCTCAAAATTGTACACTAGAACAAATAAAAATGTTCATCACAAGAATGGGCGAAAACTCCAAAGTAATGATTAACGGGGATACCAAACAAACTGATTTATATCATGGAAATGGACTGTTAGAATGCATAGAAAAACTATCTAATATTCATGGTATTGGTATGTGCGGTTTAGGATATCAAGATATACAAAGAAATGGAATACTAGGAGCGGTTTTACACGCATTAGAATCTTGAGGACTTATGTTATACGATTATATTTGCGAAGAATGTTCGCATGAATTAAAAGATGTTTATCAGTCCATAAAGGACGAATCATTAATTACTTGCCCAAGTTGTGGAAAAAACGGCCTGCGTAGAGTAATATATGGTGGCATAGGATCTTTCATGAAGGACGGCAAAACTATTGGAAGTTTAGCGGACAGAAATTGGTCTAAAAAGGGTAGCTACGAAAGATCAGAAATAGAAGCCAAATCACAGAAAAGTACGGGGGAGACTTCGTACTTTTCTTCTTTTGGTTCGGCAACACAAAAAGATATCAATAAAATGACAGAAGTACAGAAAACTAAATACATTATGACAGGTGAAAAATGAAATTTATCAGTTCGTCAGATAATATTGAAAACGTGGATAAAAAAGATACTTTTGAAATATATATCAATAAGCTTGGAAGACCAGTACAGGAAGAATCTGAACAAATCTTTGCTCAGACTAGCACTACTGGAAGTCAATCTAAATATGCTATATTAATATTGAATAATCAACCATACGATCCATATGGCATAGACAGCCATAGAGAATCTAAACTTAATCTCAAATTAAAACAAGTTAGTTTATCTACCTATAATTATTATGTGTCATATCTAAAAACCAAAAATTCTTTGTATATGACAAGAGCGCAAAGGAGCTTTATCAATGGCTAAAACAGGACCGCTTGGAAAAGCTGAAGTTTTTTATGTTGAAGAAAAGTTTAAAGCTGGGCAATCAATAGAACAAATAGCTACAGATTTAGATAGAGCTTCTGGAGCTATAGAAAAACACATAAAAAAAAATAAGGTTTCAGCACCAAAAACCATAGTCGAACAGCAGTTTGTACGTCAAAGCGGTGCAACAATAATGACAGAAAATGCATCCTCTATGATAGATCAAAAAAGATTACCAATAAAAAAGAATCACTCTAACTGTGTTACCAAGATAAAATGAAAACTTTCATAACATCATATTCGGATTGGCTTGAAGAATACAAAAAAGACAAGTATAAAACGTGGATCAGAGCAACCTTAAGTAATGATTCAGAAATATACTTAAAAGATTATACTGAGTGGATGGAACTAAAAGAACATTGCATCACTCATAAATTAGGTATTAAAAACGTTGGATTACAATATAGGTCACACTCTATTGAAGTTGACACAAACAATTCAGATGGTGTATACTTAGCCAAGTCTATTTTAGGATCTTTTGGTCAATCGACTAAACAAACATTTACTATAGGTATATTGAAAGATAATATTGTCAATAAGACCACTTGGTTAATTCCAGAGCTAATAAAAGAATTAGAAAATAAAGATACAATTGAAAACTGTTTTGAAGAAGCATTGATATATAACTATGCAAAAGAAAGATAAACCAGAGCTTTTTAGTCAAGAATATCAAAAACAATGGTCAGAAACTCATAAATATAAACATATTCACACTGGTGAATATTGCACATTTGAGTCATATATTGCTGAGTATATTGTGATTAGAAGATCAGAAAAGCTGAATCTAGGCAAGCCGTCATATAAGTTCTGGACAAAGGGAGATCCTCTACACTGGCTCTGGAAAAAGCAGCACGGTGCAGCCGTTCAGCTAAAAAAGAAATACAGCGAAGAAGCAATCTTATCCGCCATACAGTCTAAAGATTTTGACAAACTACTCGTCATTGGCATTCAAAATGGCAGAGGATACAAGGTAAATCCAGAGGCCGAAAAGATAATAGCCAAGCATCAACAAAAGATTGATGATGAAAAGGAAAAAATGCAGATAAACCTAGATGCAGAAGTAGAATCTCAAACCTTATCTTCTAGATCTGCATCATTTACATCAAACAAAAAGAGTATTAACAGACTGAGGAATTTATGAAATATCATGATATTATTGAACCTTACATTAATGATACAATGTCTATGGATATTAGACATGCTAAAATTATAGAACATTATATACTAGCATTGAAGGCATTTTCTAAATTCATAGAAGTTGGCTCATGTTATGGGGTATCGACTTCTTGCATTGTAAGGGGCTGTGAAGAAAGTCAAAACAAATGCGTATTAATAGATATATGTTTTACAGAACCTGTTCTAAAGATACGTGAAAAATCTCGCGGATCACTAGATCTAAAACTATATCAAGAGTCTAGCCTTGTGGCTTTAACAAAAGAGATAGATTCGGATTCAATTATACTATTAGATGGCGATCATACGCTAAATGCCGTCAAGTTAGAATCTGATATACTAAAACAGTATATGCCTAGATCCATCATATTGCATGATGTCTCTAATACATCTCAATATTGTGAAGGACCAAAGTGGGCATTTGACGAGTGGACTTCTATGGGGTATCATGGTATCATAGACTGCGAGGACAGAACCGGTGAAAGAACAAATAGGGGTCTTGGCATATTATGTCGGGACATAGAGGACTATCACAAAGCACAATCTGTTATGACACTATTCACTTGAGGAATTTATGAGCAAGGTTAAGAAGACTAATACAAAATTTTCAGAAGATGCAGTAAGCAGTTCGATAGTCAGCAAATACGGAGATGTTGTTAGAAGCGGTACGGAAGTTCTGCAAAATATCAACAACCTTGGTGTCATAGGAGTATCCCCAGCTTTAGATATAGCTCTTGGCGGTGGAATAAGAGAGGGGTCTGTAGTAGTAATGACAGGAGATCCAAAGAGCGGTAAAACAACAACCGCACTACATTTTGCTTCAAAGTGTCAAAAGCTAAATAAGAGAGTTATCTATGTCAATACTGAAGGTAGACTATCTAAGCAGAACTTTGATGGTATTAAAGGGCTAGAACCAGATAATATCCTAATAGTTGAGTCTACAGATGAAAGAGTATTGTCAGCAGAAGATTTTTTAAACATTATTGAGTACTACATAAACAATGATTCCGGTTGTTTGATTATTGCTGATTCATTGTCCAATATGGTTCCTTCTTGCGAACTTGAGGGAGAGGTACGCACGGGTGTAAGAAATGCGTTACCAAGGCTTTTGTCTATGTTTTTCAAGCGTATCAGCGGAACATTGATGAAAAACAAGACAATATTAATCTGCATTACGCACAATATTGCAAATACTGGCGGATCACCATATGCGCCACAAAAGATGGCAGACTGTGGAAATATGTTGCAATATCAAGCTGGAACTAACATGGTTATTACTCATCGTGGCAAGTGGCAAGTGCCAAAAGATACTGGCCCTCACGTTGGTCAGATAGCAAACTGGGTTATCAAAACGTCTAATGCCGGTGGAAGACCGAATAGCACAGCAGAAGGTTGGATTAAATATGGCATAGGTATAGATGAGGCACAGGAAATTATACAGATAGCATGTGAGTTTAGATTGATCAAGGCTTCTGGAGCATGGTATACTATTCAATGTGCGGTAGATGAAATTTCTAATCCTATCGTAGCACAGGTCTTAGAAGCTAATAATGTCAATAAAACTCCAGAGGACATTGAAAGATTCTTTAAGTTTCAAGGCATAAACAATGTCGCAGAATTTATCAATAACAATCCAGATATTGCTAATTTCCTCTATCAAAAAATTAAGGAGTTGCATTGAAAGTAATTGGTATAAATGGCAAAGAATATACTTGGAACTTAACTGGATATGATGTATTCAATGATGACAAACGTAAGCGGTCTAAATATCATATACGTGCAAGAAACTTATTAAAAGAAATATATAATAGCTATAGAATACTAGAAGAAGTGAAACTACCGGGAAGCACAGCGTTACACAGAAAATCTGTACTGTACCTTGACTTTTACATTCCTTCTATTAAACTGGGGGTTGAGGTTCATGGAGAACAGCACTATGAGTACAATGCATTTTTTCATAGGAGCAAAGCAGACTTCATAAAAGGCCAAGTGCGTGACGATGATAAGATAAACTGGTGTGAGTTGAATGGAATTGAGTTAATAACCCTAAAATATTCAGAAAGCGAAGATGAGTGGCGACAAAGAATTAAAGGCATCTGATAAGCTAGCGGAATATATAGCATCAATTAATGACTATATTAATCTGACAAATACAAAATTTTCATCTTTTAGAGAAGAATACTTGGTTGTAGCAGATATGTCATCTGAGCAACTAAGGAAAATGACACAAGCAGAACTTTTTGATGCCGCATATCTTCTATATGGTTATGCTACCTACATTCAAGATGAAATAAATAAGAATAAAGTGGCATTGAATTGGTGCAATGATCAAATGGAAAAAATGATTGTTAAGAACAGTCAAGAATTTGGCCAGTACACCAAACATGAATCTAAAAAGCACATATTAGCAAATACAAATTCTTATGCCGCCTCTTTAGAAAATATGCGAGAAATAGCAGAAGCTAGATTACAATCATTAGACGGTAAAGTATTTGAAGTAAAGAGAAAAGCAGACATATTACTTGAGAAAGGCAAACGATCATGAGCATGAACGATTTCATAAATATGCTCAACGATGAGCAAAAACAAGCTTTGTTAAAGGCACTTGTGGGTGATAGCCCAACCGTATCTAGCGTTCCAGAAGAAGTAAAGAAGGAAAGCATCAAACATATACAGTCTTCAACGCCAACTGCCAGCGTCAAAGAAGATTTCACAATGCATAGGCAGGATGACAATTCTAATGTAAGGAGAAAGGAACCCGTGAAAGCTAGAAAAAATGAGTGGCAAGATATGGGGGAAGATCGCCATATTGAAACCCCTCAATTTGAGCGTACACCACGTAAACGTCAGCCATATAAAAAAGCAGAAGTAGAGTGCAGCGTGTGCGGAAAAACTTTTAAAGAAGATCCAAAATGCATTCATGGAGAATATTATCGTTGCAATAGATGCATTGGTAGGTAACATGGAAACAAAGTTAATCGATGTGGGATCAGAACGTGCTGTATTAGCTGGACTTTTGCAGCACGGTCTTGATGCTTACGTTACTATATCTGACATAATTAACCAAGATACTTTTGGAAATTTGAACAATCAAATACTGTTCAAGTGTATCGAAAAGGTAATCTTGAATGATCAGAAGGTAGATATACCATCTATCCTATCGGTAGCAGAACAGTTTAATATATCAGATAGCATTAATACTGATCAAGAACTTAGATACATAAAGTCTTTAATGGACTTTCCAGTAAACAAGGATAATGTATTCAATTTTGCGATACAGATTAAGAAGTTTGAATTTGCAAGAAAGATCAAGAAATTAACATCTAAGATTCATCAAGATGTAGATAGTGTCACTGGATCAGAATCTATAAACGAGATTATACAAATATTAGAAAATCCAGTAACTGACTTTTTAAGAGAAGATGACAGTGGTGATCTTCCAGAAAAGATAGGAAAAGGCGCACAAGATTATTTAACTTTTCTAGAGGAAAATAAGTGCGATATTATTGGTATCCCAACTGGATTTAACAAGTATGATGAAGCCATTGGCGGCGGTCTACGTAGAAAATGTGTAGACTTAGTTTCTGCAAGACCAAAGGTTGGTAAAAGCGTTTTTGCCGATAATGTTGCACTAAATGTATCATCAAAAAATATACCGGTCTTAATGCTTGATACAGAAATGAGCAAAGAAGATCATCTAAATAGACTAATAGCGAATCTCAGCGGCGTTCCAATCAATGAAATTGCAACTGGACAATTCACAGACGATGAAGACAAACGCCAAAAGGTATCAGAGGCAATAAGCAAGATTGAATCTATACCATATAGCTATGTAAGCGTAGCCGGTAAGCCTTTTGATCAAATACTTAATCTAATCAAGCGATGGATTATGCAAGAAGTCAGAATGGATGAAAATGGCAAAACAAATGACTGCTTGATCATATATGACTATCTTAAACTAATGTCATCCAATTCTATTACTAATAATATACAAGAATACCAAGCACTTGGTTTTCAGATTACATCATTACATAATCTTTGTGTCAAGCTTGACATACCATGCTTGTCCTTTGTCCAATTAAATCGTGATGGTATAACAAAAGAAAGCACAGATGCCGTTTCTGGATCGGATAGATTGATCTGGTTATGCACATCATTCAGCATATTCAAAATTAAATCTCCAGAAGAATTAGCAGAAGATGGACCAAATGCTGGAAATAGAAAACTAGTACCTATTGTCTCAAGGCACGGTGCAGGATTGGACGATGGGGACTATATTAACATGGTTATGCAAGGTTCTCACGCAAAGTTACGAGAACTTAAAACTAGAAATGAATTTAAAAATCAGCCCGTTGGTGACACTGGCATGGTAAATCAAGACACTCTTACTAAGCTTAAAATTAATGGACTTACAGAAGATCAAGAATAATCTCAACAATCGTGCCGAAGAAGTATTTCGCAGTCTAGGTATGGAAATTGAGGAAGTAGGAGATAACATTTATTGTAATTGTCCAGCACATGAAGGCAGCGACAACCCTAGAGCATTTTCATTCTCTAAAGATAAAGGTATATGGAAATGCTGGACTAGAGATTGTCAACAACAATATCGAAATGATATTTTCGGAATTATACGTGGATATTTATCCAAACAAAATGGAGTAGATGTTGGCTTTTCCGAAGCATTAAGATGGTCATGTAATTTTCTCAAAATCAAACAACACAAACATGTTGTTATACCAGAAGTAATTCAAGAAGATGACTTTGCTAGAATAGTAAATACAATCTCTAAAGAAAACAATATAGTAAAAAGTTGTGAACCAATAGAATTAGATAAATGTGTTGATATCCCATCGAAGTATTTTCTTTCTCGCGGATTCAAAGAAGAAACATTGGGTCACTTTCAAGTTGGAGATTGTTACGATAAGTCTTCCAAACTATATGATAGATCCATAATTCCTATACATAATGATGACGGAACGTCTATAATAGCATGTATTGCAAGAGCGACAAAAGAATATAAACATCCCAAATTTTTAATTACGCCAACCGGTTTTGACAAACGCTATTTTTTTTACAACTACCATAGAGCCATCGAATCCATTAAGCAAACATCCTCAGTAATACTGGTAGAAGGTCAAAGCGATGTATGGAGACTACACGAAGCGGGTATCATACAGTGCATGAGCATTTTTGGAAGAACATTGAGCAAAGAGCAAGAAACAAAACTAAGCACACTGTCATTAACTCACATTGTAGTTTTATTAGACAACGATCAAGCAGGCAGAGAATCCAAAGTGCAAATACAGAGACAGCTAAATAGATTTTATAGACTGTCATTTCCTAAAATACCTACAAAAGACATTGGCGAGATGACAATAGAACAAATCAAAAAATATGTTTTTCCGCAGATCAAAGGAATAGTAAATGGTTAAAATTATTGGAATTTCCGGAAGAAAGCAGTCAGGCAAAAACACAGTAGCAAACTACATCAATGGTCAAGTTCTAAAAGAACGATCTATGATAAATGATTTTGCGATTAGCGATGATGGTGACTTGCTAATAAACACTCAGGATATAACTGGCACAAGTGGATATGGAATATTTGATGTTACCAGAAAAGATAATATTTTTGTTGACTACGCTGAAAGAGAACTATGGCCATATATAAAAGTTTATCACTTTGCAGACTACTTGAAAGAAATGTGCATAAATCTTTTTGGATTAAATGCACTAAATATCTATGGCACTGACGATCAAAAGAATGAGTCTACATTATTTTTATGGGAGGATATGCCAACCGAAACCAATAAAACTGGACACATGACTCATAGAGAGTTTTTGGAGTACTTTGGTACTAAAATAATAAGACGAGTAAGATCAGACGCTTGGGTATATGCAACAATAAATAAAATACTTCATGAAAACTCTCAATTAGCTATTGTTCCCGATGTTAGATTTCCAAATGAAGTCAAGGCTATCAAGGACAATGGCGGAATTGTTGTAAGATTAACTAGAAACATTTTTAATAGTGATTCTGAATCAGAGTCATCATTAGATAGCGATAAATTTGATTGGCACAATTTTGATACAGTACTTGACAATCATAATATGACATTAGAAGTTCTGTGCGATGAACTTAAAAACAATACTTTTTGGAGAATTTAAATGCTAGTAACCTATATACGATCTTCTAGTTATAATAATTATGCTTATTGTCAAATGCAATATTTTATTACATATGTACTAGGTCATCAATCAGATAGTGGGAAAAAAGCTGAACTAGGAACGATAGTTCACAAAGTTATGGAAGCATTAGCTCAACTTAAAAAGTACCAACAAGATAATCCCAAGAAAGCAACATTAACAATAGAAGACGATGCCTTAAAAACAGTATCTGTCAAAAAAAATGATTTTCTTAAAAGTTCCACTGTAGAAAATTTATTATCCAGAAGTTTTGATTTCTACACTGGAGGATCTAAGCATACTTTTACTAAAGGCGATAAAGATTTGTGCTTAAAGCTCGTTTGGGATACATTAAAATATAATGATGGACAGTTTGATCCTAGACTTAGAAAGATAGTTGCAGCAGAACCTCATTTTGATATACCGATTGATGAAGATTGGGCTTTTTACGAATACGAAGTAAATGGTCAAAAGGTGAAGGGGCAATTAGCAATTAAGGGTACAATTGACTTAGTGACAGAAACAGAAGAAGGCATTATTGAAGTAATTGATTGGAAGACAGGTCGTAGGTTAGATTGGGCTACGGGTGAGGAAAAAACATATGGGAAATTATGTTCAGATCCTCAGTTATTGCTATATAATTACGCAATTTCTAAGCTTTTCCCGCAATACAAGCAGTCAATAATGAGCATCTTTTTTATTAAGGATGGTGGTCCATTTTCCATGTGTTTTGATAAATCTGATGAAAAAAGATTTTTGGAGATGCTAAAGGAAAGATTCTTAGACATTAAAAATAATGAAAAACCACAGCCAATTTCCCCAAATAGAGAAAACTGGAAATGTACCAAATTATGCCATTATTGCAAAAATAACTGGCCGGGAACAGAAACCAACATGTGTATATATATAGAGAATAGTATCAAAACTAATGGGATAGAAAAAACTATCAAAAACTGTACGCGAGAAGGCTTTGAAATCGGATTTTATTCCGCTCCGGGTTGATTATGAGCAAACTTTTAACAATAGGAATGGCTACATATGATGATTTTGATGGAGTATATTTTACTACTCAAGCATTAAGAATGTATCATGATATATTGAAAAATATAGATTATGAAATTCTAATCATAGACAACAATCCAGATGGTAAGCATGGTCAATCCGTTAAGAATATGGTAGGCTGGATGCATGGTAACTGTAAATACATACCATATAACAGTAAGACTAGCACAGCAATCAGAGATGAAATCTTTAGGAATTCTTCTAGCAAATATACTGTATCTATTGATTGTCATGTATTTATTAAAAATGGTGGATTAGACGCACTGTTGCACTATTATGAAAACAATCCAGACTGTAAGGACATTATTCAAGGCCCAATGATATATGATGATCAAACTAGTTATTCCACTCAATTTGATCCAATTTGGCGTGGTGATATGTTTGGCGTATGGGGTACAAATAAACAAGCTTATGATACTGGAGAACCATTCGAAATACCAATGATGGGATTAGGATTATTTTCTTGTGAAACTAAAAACTGGTTAGGTTTTAATGAACATTTTAAGGGATTTGGTGGAGAAGAGGGTTATATACATGAAAAATTTCGCAGAAACGGCGGGAAAGCCATATGTTTACCAAAGCTAGAATGGTTACATAGATTTAATAGACCAGAAGGCGTAAAATACAGATTAGTATTGGAAGATAGAATTTGGAATTATTTTATAGGATGGTTGGAAATAACAAGAGATCCAAATGATATAATGGTATTAAGTATATACAACTATTTTAGAAATAGAATACCCAAAGAAAGCTTAGATAACATTTTTAATGACGCTAAAAAACTAATACTTGGAGACAATTATGCCAATTCCTAAAAGAAACAAAGATGAAGATAAAGATAAGTTCGTTTCACGCTGCATGAGTAGTGAAGTTATGAAAAAAGAATATCCAAGCTCTCAACAAAGAGTAGCCATTTGTATAGATCAAGCTACTGCCGACTGCGGTTGCGTAGAAGAAGCAGACTTTAGACTACAAATGGAGTCATTTGGTTATGAAGAGGAATTGACTGAAGAAAATATTTATATTCCATTACAGGCAGAGTATGAAGATTTTGGCGAAGAAATAGAAGAATATGATATTGCGGCAGAAAAGCCCGGATTGTGGGAAAACATTCGCAAGAAGAGGGATAGAATGGGCAAAAAATATAAGCCCGCTAAACCCGGAGATCCAGATCGTCCAGATCCAGAATCATGGAAAAAAGCACAATCTGGTGACGGAAGCGAAATGGCTGTTGAACAAATTCAAAAGATGCACGACCATCTGATGGAGATAGTCATGAGACTGAAAGGTATGGATATGCCAGTTGAGTTTCAAGATTGGACTAAAGATATGATTTCTAAAGCAGAAATTTATATACAAAATGTCTATGACTTTGTTAAGTATTATGAACCCGGTAAGTATGAGGATGAGTATACCGATAAAGAAGACGAAGTAGAAGAACCATCTGAAACAGAAACAGAAGAACCAGAAATGGAAACAGAAGAACCAGAAATGGAAACAGAAGAAGGATCATATGAATATCAAGATCCAAAAACTGGTGAAGTTTATACATACAGACGTAAGGGTTATTACGAAAAAGATGGCAGAGTATTAATGTATATGGGCAAAGCTAGTGAATATCAAGGAAGAAAAGTTACACTTAATAAACCATTCAGAACCCCAAGCGGTCCTAAGAAATTTGCTGTATATGTCAAGAACGAAAGTGGTAATGTCGTTATTGTTAGGTTTGGTGATCCAAATATGACAATTAAGAAGAACATTCCAGAGCGCAGAAAGAGTTTTAGGGCTAGACATAACTGTGATAATCCGGGTCCAAAATGGAAGGCCCGATATTGGGCTTGTAAGAGTTGGTAATGAAAGTGGGGGTTTCTAGTGTTAAGTAGCGTAAAAGATATAGATTACATCATACAAAACAATAAGATAAATGAACTAAGATATACAGACAATCCCAAAAAGTTTGCTGTAAAGTACAATTTATCTTGGAAAGATATACTAGAACCCCCACCTTTAAATAACAGCTTAGTAGTGGCTGATGAGTTGAACTATCTATCTAGATTAACTTCTAATCTATCAGATTCACAAGTAGAACTCATAAAGATAGTAGATAAAGATCCCAAATATCTATTTAAACAAACACTATTTAAACGTGGATTAGATTTTCCCGAAGAAGAGTTTAAAAAGTATTACGAAGTTTTGGATGATTATATTTTGACTGTAAAACAGTATTTCAACAGAGTAAGACCGGAATATCTAGGAGATATATTCGGGAAAAAGATAAATGTTATTGAGTCAAAGACTACAAAAACACCATCATATCCATCTGGTCATACTTGCTATGCAGTATTAGCCTGTATATTATGCTCTAGAATATATCCAAGTTTGATTCATGAGTTTAGAGATAGTATTAAAACGACTGCCTATTGCAGAGAAATGCAGGGCGTACACTACCCGTCAGACAACAAGGCTTCTGTGATTTTTGCAGAATCCATATTTCAACAATTGCAAAAGAAACTTGGTTGAGCTATAATAAGCTTGACCGTCATTATTTGAGAAGGAGTTGCTGTGAATTGGTTCCCATTGAAGAATTTTACTCATTACAGTTTGCTAAAAGGTTATTCGAAGCCAGCTGAATTAGCCCAAAAATGCAAGGAAAATGGATATCCAGCATGTGGCATTTGTGATTATAAGACATTATCTGGTGCGGTTGCTTTTTATAAAGCCTGCAAGAAGCAGGGCATAAAGCCAATCATTGGATGCTCATTTGATTTTGCTACACTTTTTGCCAAAAATAAAGACGGTTGGTACGAGCTAATTGAAATGGTTTCATCATTAGATGAAAATGGTAAATTGCCAGAGCAATATGATAATATAGATATTAGTAAAAATTTGATTAGTGTATACAATGCTCCTACTGAATCAATGCCTATTAGTTATTACACTGATAGAAAAGACGCAAAGCTTCACAGAGTATTATTATGTTCTGACATGAAGACTACTCTACCAAAAATAAAGAAAAGCATTAGGCCAGACAACAATGGTGGTATTAATGTAGACTCAAAATATCCACAAGAGCATATGGATAAATTAGTGTATTTCATGCAAGACTCTTTTTATGTCAAAGATAAGGATGAATCCAAGAGTCTAGATACATCTAAACTAAAAGAGATTTATGACCAGTGCGAAGACTATGATATTCTCAGTAAACCAATGTTGCCTAAATTTGAATGTCCAAATGGGGCATCAGAAGAAGATTATCTCAAAGAACTATGTCGTATTGGCTGGAAGAATCTATTAATAGATCAAAACAAGGTATCAAATGAAGAAGATAAGCAGAAGTATTTGAGTAGATTCAAGGAAGAGTTTGACGTTATCAAAGATGCTAATCTATTCGGATATTTTCTTATTGTGCGTGATATTATCAAGTACGTTAATGACATGGATTGGCTATCTGGCCCCGGTAGAGGATCTGCCGCAGGTTGTTTAATTTCATATTTGATTGGTATCACAAAGATTGATCCAATAGAGTTTGACCTTCTATTTGCAAGATTTTATAATGCTGGACGAAATAGTGCTGATCATATATCTCTACCAGATATTGATATAGATGTTCCCGGTACTAAACGTGATGAAATTATTGCATATCTAAAAGATAAGTATGGTAGCAGTCGAGTTAGCCAAATGTTAACATTCGGCAGACTTCAAGGAAAGAGTGCTATTAAGGAAGTTTTGCGTGTTAATGAGGCTTGCTCATTCTCTGAAATGAATGCTATAAGTAACTGCATACCAGACGAGGCAAGAATCTCAGATCAGTTAGCAGAAATGGATGACGAAGATCGATCTATTATCAAGTGGGCTTTGATCAATAACTCTGATGATTTAAGAGATTTCTGTAGAATATTAGAAGATGGAAAACTTGAGGGAGAGTATGCTGAGTATTTTGAGCAAGCCATACAGATAGAGGGTACTTTTAAAACTCAGGGTAAACATGCTGCTGGAGTGGTTATATCCGCAGAGCCTTTACAAAAAGTATGCCCAATGGTAAAACAAAAAGGATCATCAGAAAAGGTTGCCGGACTTGAAATGGCAGACTTAGAGGCACTGGGTCATGTAAAGTTTGACGTTCTAGGAATCAATTTACTAGATAAAATTATGAAAATTCAAGATATAATAAAAGGGGGGAAAACATGTTATTCTTAGAAAATGTAAAAAAGAATTTTCCAAATTTGAAAAATATTTTTGAAGTTGGAGCGCATCGTGGTGGTGATATATTTGACATAATTTCTATTTGGCCAGACGCTAATATATATGCCTTTGAAGCAGATCCTACTAACTTTTCAATACTGAACAACAAGTTTGCTGAACATGATAAAGTTCATACATATCATATGGCAGTAACAGATACTAGCGGATCTGTAACTTTCAATAGATATTATCCACTTGACACTATAAATGATGAAGATACTTTTGTAGGACAAAATTGCCAAAATACTGGGCAAGGTTCTATTTTAAAACCCGGTAAAGGGATGAAAGAAATTTTCAAAGTCAATAATGTTTATCAGACCTTTGATGTAGAGTCTATAAGCCTTTATGATTTTTGTAATAGATTCAATGTTGATTCAATAGATGCAATCTTTATGGATGTACAAGGTGCAGAATATAATGTATTTATTGGTTGTAATAGTATGATCGATACATTGCAGGCGACTATCTTCGAATGGTCTAAAAACTACATAATGTATGAAGGAGAGACATCATTCGATGATATAGCTAATTTTTTGAATAAGAACGGGTTAACTGAAACCAGCCGAGAATATCAGTTTTTTGAAATATCTGGAGACTCACTATTTGTGAGAAAATAATGGCTAATAGGGACTATATTATATTTGACTTTGAAACAGGATCACGTAACCCACATCGCACACAGCCAACTCAAATTGCTGCTATTGCTTTGGATGGAAGAAGTTTTAAGTTAAAGGGGGAATTCAATAGTGAAATACAGCCAATACTCGACAACGAAAAAGCTATATCTCTAGGGCTAGATCCCGTAGAAGATGAAGCACTAAAGATTACAAGAAAAACAAGAGAACAATTAGAAAAAGCACCATCACTCAAATCTGTGTGGTCTAAGTTTACGAACTTTGTAGATCAGTATAACTGGAAGGGTGAGCCATTTTTTAATCCTATCCCTGTTGGTTTTAATATCATTGGCTTTGATATGATCATAATAAATAGACTGTGTAAAGAATTTGGACCTTGGGACAAAGACCGAGAACAACAGAAATTGTTTAGTAAAGTATACAAGATTGATATTATGGATAATGTCTTCGCTTGGACCGAGAGTGATCCAACTGTAAAGTCAATTAGCATGGATTCACTGAGAGATAGAATGGGACTTAGCACAGAAAATGCTCACGACGCTTTGCAAGATGTCAAAGATTCTGCCAATATATTTATCAAATTAATGAAAACTCACCGTGCGGTATATCAGAATATGAACTTTGACAAAGCATTTGCTAATGGCAACCTATATGTCAAGTGAGCAAAAATGCATTTATTGTCAACAAGTCAAAAGTCTATCAGATTTTCCTCCTCATAGTAGATATAGACTTGGCGTTGATGACAGATGTAGAGATTGTATTAAGGAACATACATCTATAAGAAAAAAGCTAAAACTATCAGCACCAGATAAACCCACAGTGTGCGAATGCTGTGGTAAAATTCCAAAAATTCATCCAAAAACTGGAAAGCCAACGTGGTGCCTAGATCATAATCATACCAATAATGAATTTAGAGGATGGGTGTGTGATAGATGCAATTCTGGAATAGGAAAACTTGGGGACAATATTGAGGGATTGGTAAAAGCTTTGAATTACTTGTTGTCGAGGAATAAATGATTGATATCAATTATAATGACGCAGAAACTTGGAAACTATTTGCCGAAGGCAAAACAAAAGGCATCTTCCAGTTAGAAAGTAATCTTGGAAAGTCTTGGTCCAAGAAGGTGGCACCAACTAACATAGAAGAATTATCTGCATTAATTGCCATCATTAGACCGGGAACTTTGAAAGCTTTTGTAGATGGAAAAAGTATGACACAGCATTATGTAGACAGAAAACATGGCAGGGAAGAAGTAACATATTTACATCCAGCCTTGGAAGAAATATTAAAACCAACCTATGGAGTTCTAGTATACCAAGAACAATCCATGCGTATAGCAGAGAAAATTGCTGGATTCAATCTACAAGAGGCTGACGTTCTTCGTAAGGCGATTGGAAAGAAAAAGGCTGATCTCATGAATGAAGTCAAAAAATCATTCATAGCTGGTGCAGAGCGTGTAGGAACCGTTTCTAAGGAAGACGCAGAGCAAATCTTTGGATGGATTGAAAAATCTGCACGATACGCATTTAATAAATCGCATAGCGTTTCATATGCAGTATGCTCATATTGGAGTGCCTATTATAAGGCTCATAACACTCAAGAATTCTTTTTATCCTACTTATATTATGCTAATGAAAAACAAGATCCTCAAAAAGAGGTATATGAATTGATTTCAGAGGCAAAGCTTTTTGATATTGAAACCAAAACTCCTAATTTGTCAAACTTTCAAACAAAATTCAACATAAAAGACGGTAAAATATACTTTGGAATCAAAGACATCAAATCTCTTACAGGTGCAACTGGTGACAAATTAATAGAAGCAATAGATCAAGCTGAAAAGGAACTAGATAAAAATATCAATAATTTCACTTGGCTAGAAATTTTATTATTCGTGTCATCAAAAATAAGTTCTACCGCTTTTAAGGCTCTTGCTTCTATAGGATTCTTTAGAAGCAAGAATAGCAATGTAACAAGAAATAAAGCTTTGTATGACTATGAAATCTATAGAACATTAACTAAGGCAGAACAATCTTGGGCCGTAGAGCATTATAAGGATAAAAAGTGGGCTAATTTTATTAATTGCCTAAAAGATTTAGCACCAACAAAAAAGGAAGGCGGCGGTACGCACAAAATAGATCGTAAGCAGGCTGTAGAAAATGAGATACATTTATTAGTTAATCCACCGTATGATCTTGAGGATGACCCAAGCTGGGTTATAGATCAAGAAGTAAAATATCTTGGATGCCCAGTAAGTATGACTAGGGTAGAAACATCAGACACTTCAGCAGCAAATACTACTTGTAAAGAAATTGTGAATGGAAAAAAGGGAAAAGATATCTGCATAGTGGCAAATATACAAAGATTATCAGATTATACTATCACAAAGGGAGAATCCAAAGGACAATTAATGTCATTTCTAACTATAGAAGATGATACATGCCTTTTAGATAGCGTAATAGTATTTCCAAAAGTGCGAGATAAATACAAGTATATCATGTATGAAGGTAATAATTTGATATTTTGCGGTTCAGTGAGCGACAAAGATAGTTCGTTTATAGTGGAAAAAATACACGAAGTGTAGTCTGTTTTATTGAGTTGTTGTTGCTAATATATTAAGATAGGAGACAAAGATGAATATGTGTTCTTTTACGGGATACTTGGTAGAAAATCCAAGAGTCTCAATGGTTGGAGATGTAGTCATGGCACAATTTACGATGGTCATATATACCTATCGTAAAACTAAAACTGGCGAAAAAAATAGAATTCCAACCTATGTTAACTGCGAGGCTTGGCACACAGGTGCGGAAACTTTAGAAAAGTATGCTGTTAAAGGTACTAAATTAGTAGTACATGCCTCTGCCAAGAATTCAAGTAAAGACAGTGATGATATTGTTTTTAGAATTAATGAGTTTGATTTCTGCCACAAGGACTTTGAAGACTAATGAGAAAACCAAGAATATTATTTTGTAGCGAAGCAACATTCCTCAATACTGGCTATGCGACATATACAAGAGAAATTTTGAACTATTTATATAGTACTGACAAATACGAAATAGCAGAAATGGCTTCGTATGGCGAACGAACAGATCCAAGAGCCTCAGAAATACCTTGGAAATATTACGGTGTAGTTCCAGATAATTCATGCTCAGAGGAAGAAAAACAACAATATTCTCAAAATCCCTTGGCTCAATTTGGCGAAATAATGTTTGAGCCTGTATGTCTTGATTTCATGCCAGACATTGTGTGTGATATACGGGACTTTTGGATGTTAGACTTTGCAGAAAGATCTCCATTTAGACAATACTTCAAATGGTGTATCATGCCAACAGTTGATGCTAGACCGCAGGCTAGGCAATGGATTTCGACATACGAATCAGCAGATGCCTGTTTAACATATTCAGAATGGGCTGGTGAAGTACTGAAACAACAATCTGGTGGCAAAATAAAATATATTGGAATATCTCCACCATCTGCACACCATGCATATCAACCAATACAAGATAGGGATGGATTAAGATCATCTTATGGAATAGATCCAAATGCTAAGATAATTGGAACCGTTATGAGGAATCAACGACGAAAGTTATATCCAGATCTTTTTCAAGCTTTTAGGATTCTGCTAGATAGTGTTGAAGATAGTTCAAATTATTATCTTTATTGTCATACAAGTTATCCAGACCTTGGATGGGACATTCCAGAATTATTACAACAATATCAATTATCTTCTAAGGTATACTTTACATATATTTGCGGTCAAACAGGTAAACCATTTCCATCATTGTTCAAGGGGGCAATTACTCAGTCACCATATACTGGACAATTTGGAGCGGGGTTGTCGAATGTAAAAACCGGCGTTTCGTATGAAGACTTGAGTAAGATAATTAATCTATTTGATCTGTACGTACAATACGCAAATTGCGAAGGATTTGGTCTTCCTCAAGTCGAAGCGGCGGCTTGTGGAATACCAGTGATGGCTACAGATTACTCTGCCATGGAAAGCGTTGTACGAAACCTAGGCGGTGTGCCTTTAACGCCAAAAGCTCTCTACAAAGAGTTAGAAACTGGGTGTTTTCGTGCGGTTCCAGACAATGCTTTGGCGGCGGCAAAATTTAAGGAATTTTTTGATCAACCAGTTAGCATAAGAAGAAAGCATGGATTTGATAC